AGCATGACCGCCGTGCCAACACAGAGGTCTAGCAGGAACTCCGACATCGCCAGGTCAAAGTTGGTCTGCCGGATCACATCAAACATCCTGGTGTTGTAGACCTCTAGAGCTTCACGCACTTCAGCGTTGCGCTCTCTAGGGATCTCATTACCAGGTTCTAACGTACACCACTCGCGGTAAGGCGGGAAAAGAGCTGACTGAATGCGGTTAGCGAATCGCTGCGTAGAGTTGATCGCCGTAGCATCAAACACTCGCGCCATCTTGTTCTGACCGGCTGTCTTGCCTTCGTATTCGCCTGAATACATATTGCGCTGAGGCAGTGCAAATTCGTAACACTCCTCATAAATCGTGCGCCAACTTTCCTTTCTCGCATCAGCCTTTTCCTGACGCTTCATGATTTCTTGCGGGCTGATGCGTGCCATGATTAGTATCCCTTCTTCTCAACACCCTTGATGGTGCCTTTGTTCTTCGCCGCGTGAAAGACCTGCTCGCCTTTCTTCTTGCCGTACTTTTGCTTCATCGCAGACTTAATCTTTGATCCCTTTTCGGTCATCGGCATATCAGGACTCCTTGTGCCGTTTTGCAAAGGCGCGAGCCTGTGCTGGTGATGAGAAGCCCCACTTCTTTAGAGCCAGGGCATAACGTGTTGGCTTTCCTGCATCATCCTTCATAGGATGGTTCTGAGCAGCAAACCGAGCAGCGAAAGATACGCGGCGAGGGTTGTCCCCACCAGAAACAGGACGGCGTAAGTTTCCGCCTTCCTTTGCTTCAAAGTGTTTTCGCCCCGCTTCATTCAGGCCGCCTTCAGGGTTCTGATGCTTTTTGATTGTCATACGGACCCGCCGCCGCCCAACGTGCTTGAAAGGTTATCGTTGCGCGTTGGGGATAATAGTGATCGGTATCCAGCAACACGACGACGCTTTGCTCTAATTTCTGCTGCAATGCGCTGCTGCTCTTGTTCTTCGGGGCTGATCGTTGGCTCCGCTGGCTTTTCCGCCGTGGCCTTAGCTGTAGCACTTGGCCGATCATTGCCGCCACCGCTGCTTTGCGCTCTGCGCTCTTCAGGAGTCGACCCGCGTACGACACTCTTGTTGTCACCAGTGCCGCTCGTTAGAAAACCATCGCCAGCTTTAACCAACGACCTTTGAGGCGCCTGACTTGCGTAGCTGTATGCGCCGGGAGGAATGTCTTGGGATGACTCGCCGCCACCGCGAGGAGTGAATCGAGTTTGCACCGTAGATTTTCCGCCAGCTGCTACCTTGGCAGCTTCCGCTGCGCGCTTTTCCTGTTCTGACTTTCTTTTGGACTGCGACGGAGAATCGCCGGATGGAGAGTCTGTTGCTGACATAAGAACCTCTACTGACCAGATAATTCTGTTGATAAACCACGCTGCGCGTCTTCTCGATCAGGCGAGAGCAAAGAGCGCGTCCCGCCTGTACGCCTTGCGCGTTGCTGGGCGGCTAACTTGCGCTGCTCTTCAGAACGCTCTCGTTCTGCCCTAGCCTCAGCCTTTGCATTTAGTTCTTCTTGCTTCTTTTGTGCCGCTTTCTCTTCAGCAGTGGGACCACCACCGCCGCCACCAAAAAATCCACCCATCAGTAAATCCTCGCATACATCATATAGTCATACCCTTCAGGGCCATAAGCTTTCATCAGACCCTCTTCCTGAAACTTCAAGAACTTAGCCCAATTCATCGCCCGCTTGCGCTCGACACTTACCACAATTTGGATTCTGCGTAAACCAAGCGCTGGCCCAATGCTATCAAAAAACCGCCTAGCGCCTCTACACAAAAGTGTACCATGCGTGATTGATAGTCGACCTGGGACCATCCAAGCCTCGGCATTGGTTGGCCATTTGACCTCGACTCCAAGGCATAGGGCCGGCTGCATCTTGTAAAAAACCGTCCAGGCGTGATCGGCGTTTGCGATCGCCTCTAGCCGAGCCGGTAGATTACCCATCGCATCAAACAGCTCTAAGTCTGCCTGGCTTGGAATGATCCTCTCCATGTGCGACTCATGGAAAGGCATAAACACCAGGTCGCGCATATTGACCATCTTGGTCGCTTGTTCTGACGTCACCATATTGAAAAATCTGTCTTCGCTGTAAACTGTCCACCCCGCGCTCCGGCTGCACCGTACCGCCCGCCGTAGCCCCTGGTCATTACCTTATGCTCACCACCGCCGAGCATAAGATAACCAAACGCATCACCAACGTGTGAATGCTCATTCTTATTCGGCGCGTCCCTAAATCGCTCAGTGCCACCGCCGACGGCCACTCGCTTGAAATGATAACCACCGGCCAATGATTTACGCAGCCGCTGACAATCCTTGTGTATCTGCAAGCCAGCACGGCGATCGATGTACCTGTTCATAGGCATCGCTCCCGCTTCACGGCGCACCTGGAAGTCGTTCGATGCTGTTGGTCTGGCATTCATGCCGATCGTTCGCAGATGATCAAACGCCGTGACTTCAAAGATTTCGTCACGTTTCTGGCCAGCCGGGTCACCCCAGACCAGTACATCCATCTTTGGATAGTTCGCATTGATCTCGTGCAGCAGCATTAAGCCAAACCGTTCCAAGCCCATGTCGTCGGTCACGATTTCCTTGAGTATGTTCCATCGGCCATTCGCCATGCGCTGACCAAAGACAGCTGCCGGAGTCAAACCAAAGTCGAGTCCGATGTGCAGCGGCAGAGAGGGATCGACCTGGAGACTGTCATCTGACATTGTCGAGTCATCATACTCAGGCCACACCGGTCGACCTTCCTGCACATACACATACTCGCCGCCGGCATAGCAGCGAATCCAGTCTAGGTTCTTGCCGCCGAGCTGCTGATCATAGTATCCATTGGGTAGATTGTTGATGTTCTCGGCTGCCGGGCTGACTTTCCAGAACTTGCCAGCCGCCGGTACGGCAGCCGGCTCATCGGGCAATGCCTCTATGACTCCGCCTGGCTGCTTAAAGAACTCCCACTTGTACTTACCGCGCACAGGTTCTTTCTCTGCAAGCCTGAACCACCAGTGATCATCATCCATCGGGTTTGTGTCCATCCAGATACCGCGCCAGGGACAGCCGCCGTTGCCTTTGGTTGGGTAGCGACCGACGCGGTGTGTTAATCCTTGCACGACAGCTAACGGCAGTTCTCTGGCCTCATTCACCCAGGCACCAGTCAGTTCCAGAGAGAGCAGCTTCCTGACGTCCTTTGGTTGATCGAGCGCCATGAAGATCACCTCACAGTTAATCCCAGCAGCATCACCGCGACTCGGTAACTTGATGTGGTGACTGATCGGGGGCGACCAGCGCATTGGACCCCAGACGTTCTCCGGGAACAGCTCCAACCATGTCTTAATCGTCGTTGTACGCAGCTCAGGGTAGCTGTTCCGCACGATAACGAACCGAGAGTAACGGATGCCGTCTTTTGGCGATGGCGGCTGTTTGACGGCGCGCAGCATGATCTCGGCAGCGCAGCCGTATGACTTGCCTGAACCTACCGGACCCATCAGGCCGCGCACAAACGAATCGTCATGCAAAAACTTCCAGGTTGTCGGCGCGCCAGAGAAATCTAGATCTAGACCGCCGAGGATGTCGTCAGAAGAGGTGTTGCTGGTCTTCTTCTGCCTTCTGCTGTTGGTCGACCTCTGGCTCTGGTCCGTCGCTTTGCTCGTTCGTGCCATCTTCTAATACCTCATAGGTTGTGACCGCTGGGCCTTTCATGTTGATCCCGATCACGCTTGGCCGGGAGTCGCTGTCAGAGTTTGGTTCAGTTAGTCCATGATACCTAGCTAACACGCGCAGGGCGGAAAGCTTGTCATGCATCTCAACCTCAATTGCATTGCCATATTGATTCGGCGTGACCCGAACCTTCTTGATTGCTTTCTGGACGTGCTTGGGGATATCGGAGCTGCGTAGCAGGGCCATGCCGCCAGACTCGGTCCATTGCAGCACGTCGGTAATATTCGACGCGGCGATAGCATTCAGCTCCTGTTTGACGGCTTCTTTCTCATTGGCCGACCCCAGTGCTAATG